ATGGCTACCAAACGACAACGGCCCAGCGGTTCCTGGGAGTTCATCGTCCGGCGCAAGAGCGTATTGCCGCGCCCGGTGTCGTTCACGTTCGAGCGCGAGGAAGAGGGCGACAACTACTGCTCCCGGCTGGAAGCGCTGCTGGACCGCGGCATCGTGCCGCCCGAGCTGCTGCACGAAAAGCCGGACCTGGCCACCATTGGCGACGCGCTGCGCGATTATCTGGTGAGTGTGCCGGTGGCGGAGTCTGACAAGCCGGTGCTGGCCACCCTGATGGGCAAAGTCGGCGGCGTGGAGCTGCGCGCGGTCAATTACAGCTGGGCGGAAGCCTGGGTGCGTACCTTGAAGCAGGAGGCGCAACTCTCCCCCTCTACCATCCGCCATTACGTGGGCTCGCTGGCCCGCTGTTTCGACCACCTCACCCGCAAGCCCAACTCCACCTTTGTCACCAACCCGCTGCGCCTGTTGCCCAAGCGCTACGCCACCTATAACGACGCCGACGCTGCGGTATTGCGCGCCACGGCGCCGCAAGGGCAGGCCGTGCAGGTGCCGGTGGACGAATGGCGCGACAGGCGGCTGGCGCCGCACGAGGAAGAGGCGGTGCGCAAGATCATGGATGGAGAGAAACCAGCCGGCCGCCAGCGCGCGCTGGCGCTGCGCTGGCAAGGCGCGCTGGAGTTCCTGTTCTATCTGGCCTTGGAAACCGGCATGCGCCTGCGCGAGATGTACACCCTGGGGCTGGATCAGGTGGACGAGGGCAAGCGCACCATCTTTCTGGAAAAGACCAAGAACGGCGACAAGCGGCAGGTGCCGCTGACCTCGGTGGCGCTGCAAGCGTTGGCGCGCTACCGGCGCCAGGTGGCGGCCGGCGAGCGCGGCATGGCAGGCTGGCAATTTGCGGGTGGCCGGCTGTTTCCGTGGTGGGATGGCAATGACAGCGCCATTGTGTTGAAGAAGACCACTGCGCTACTCTCTCGCCAGTACGCGCGCATCTTCGAGGCGGCAGGCTGCGAGGACTTTGGCTTCCACGATCTACGTCATGAGGCAACTAGCCGGCTTTTTGAGAGAACTCACTTGTCTGACTTACAGATTGCGAAAATAACTGGGCACAAAGATCCTCGCATGCTTTCTCGGTATGCAAATTTGAGAGGGTCTGAACTTGCGGGGTATTTGTGGTGAAGGCTAAGCTGAGGTCACTTTTATTGCTTTCGATAAGCTCTGGATATTTATTCTATTTAATTTTCTTTAGTCTAATTTCCTATCTTTGCGGTATTTTGAGTGTTTATTTGAATCATGATATCAAGTGGACTGACGTATTGTCTGCGTTGTCAACGACGTTCGGGGTTGTGTTTGCATTGTTGTGCTATACCTCTTGGGAGGAAAATAAAAGGAAGGAACAAATTCATTTTATTTGTTTGGAGCGAGTGAATTCTGTTGTATCTCTTGAGGTTGAATTTCGTGCTGCTTTATTGTCGATATTTAGAGTTGTACCTGCTCCAGGTAACATTGCCCCAACTACGTCTGATATAAAAGAAATTCTAACGGATATTGAATTGTGTCGGAGGCATGTTAAAAGCTATCTTTTAATGGCGGGGTCTGATGCATTGAAGTTAAACTGTTTATCGAAAAAATACTCCCTGGAGTGTGAGGGAATATTGCACAGCATTGCCTTAAAGGCACAAGATATGTATCAAACGTTGTTTTCTATGTCTACTATTATTGATGCGATTTACAATCACAACCTCAAGTTTGATGATTCAATTTTTAGGACTTATAAACTAATGAATAGGATACTCGAGGAGGTTCAGGGGCTTGCATTTGATTTTTCAAAAATTGAAATGCAAAAATATGTAGTTAATATAAATGGAAAGAGTATTTAAATTGTGGGCTGTCAAGATTTTTTGGCTCGTTTTTTTTAAAACTTCCTGGTTGGCGACTGGGTAAGCTAGCGATATGAAAAAGCTTACCTGGAGGCGCTGTTGAACCAGAAATTCGAAAGCCTACACCAATTCTGATCCAACAGGCGGCTCTATCAACCTTTCGCATGGCCAATATGTCAATTGGTCTCATGCTGCATTCTCAAGTGCATCCAGATCAGGTTTTTCCTTGTAGCGGTTTCCTCGGACACCTGACTTACGCACACCAGTTTCAACCCGCTTTGGCTTGCTATCACCGCGCAGTGTTTTATTGGCTTCCGCCTTCGCAATCCGCTGGTTCGTCTGCCGCCGCACTTCATCCCGTAAGTACCCCAGCACGTCGTCGCGCAGAAACACCCAGGCCACGCCTACCTTGCAGCCGGGCAGCACGCCAATGTCCGCCAGCTCGCGGGCGGTTTCGGTGCCAATATTCATCAGTTCGGCGGCTTCGTCTAGATTCAGCGTCTCTTTCATCACAGTTCCTTTTTTTGTTTGTTGGCGGCCATAGGCGAGCGGCCTGGCCGGTTTTCAGAGGACGGCGCCCAATTGGTCGGATGGGCTGGCCGCTCGCCTATGGCCGCGGTGCGGCGGGTTGATCAGATGCCTTCCACCACCAGTTCCAGGCTGGTGCGTTCTTCGCCGGCGGCCAGGATCTGGAAACGGTCCCGGCCCTGGGCGTCCTGGCCGTTGGCGACGAGCCGGCGCTCCAGGGCGTTGCCGGCCAGCGTCACCACGTAGCGCTGCAGCGGCAGCATGTCGATGGGCAGGCGCAGCACGAGGTAGGGCACGAAGCCGGCCCGGCCTGGGCGCTGGCGTCCAGCTCGATGTCGCGCAGCCGGCGGGCCATGCGCTCGGCGCGCTCGATGTTGCGCAGCTGGCCGTTTACAGCGTCCAGCTCGGCGCGGTAGCGGCCGACCGCGGCTTCCATCAGCCGGGTGTAGAGGTTGGTTTGCGGTTCAATGGCTATGGCGTTCATCGCGCTTGCTCCAGTTCTTCTTTCCATGACTTGACCAGTGCCGAAACCCTGGCCATCAACTCGTCGTACTTGGCATTGGCCGGCTGAAATAGCCGATCCAGTGTCAGGCGCGCGCCTTCTTCGTCGCCACGCTGGATCAATTGGCAGACTGCTACGGCGGCGCTATCCCGACCCGCTTCAGCGTGATCAATGGCCTTCCAAAGCCTGCTGCTTAATTCGAATCTGTCTGGCCCGTGCATGCTTCCTCCTCGCCGCTCACGCGCGGCCTGCTTGGTTGATCCACTGCCGCGCCCTGGCGGTTGCCTGGGCCAGCTGTTGAGAAACGGCGATGCCTGGGCCGCCGGCGCTCCAGCGCTCGTCGCGCGGGCGTGTTTGGCGGCGGCGCGGCTTATCGGTGCCCAGCGCCTGGGCGCGGATGGCGTCCAGCACTTCCATGCCTTGGCGGTGCGTCATGCCCAGATTGGCGGCCAGGCGGCGGTTGATCTTTTGCATGCGGACGCGCTCGCGACTGGCTTCGCGCTGGCGCTCGGCGGCCAGTTGGTGGGTCTCGATGCCGCGCTGCGCCCACTCATGGACAAATTCCGGGAACATCCGCAGATAGCGCTGGTGCGCCTCGTATTCGCGGCGGGCGGCCAGCTGCTCGGCGGTGAGCAGGTCGCTGTCATCATCCTGGCTTTCCACCAGCACGCGGTCAGCCTCGCTGAACTGCCATTCCGGCTGAATCATGCCCTGGGGCGGCACTGACAAAAACGTAGAGTTATTGACACGAGTCCAAGGGGAAGCTGCGCTTCCCTCAACCCCGGCGGCCTTGCGGCTGATCTGCCACTCATGGACGCGGGTTTGCGCCAATTGGCCGCTGGCAAGCTCCACCACGCCAAACACGCGCTTTTGCCCCAGCTCGCCGTAGCGGTTTTCTGCCGGCAGGCTGTCGCGGGCCGTGGTCAAGGGCATCTCGGCGCGCTTGGCCTCATGGCCGCCCATCAGGTACACAAAGCGGCCCCAATTGCCGGTGTCCGCGGCAATGGCGGCATGCATCAGCACGTCCTCGGCATCGGCCGCTTGATAGTCCCAGCGGCGCAGCTCGCGCCACACGCCCACCGGCGGCCGCCAATCTGCTGGAACTGGCGGATGCCCAATGGCTGGCCCAGGCATCCACGCGGATGGCGGTAACGGTGGCATCCGTGGCGGCGGCTTGGTCTTTGCTCGCGCCATCATCCGGGCTGGCCACGCCGGCGTGGTCCAGCGCTTCAAAATCCACGCCCACGCTGTCGCCGTTGTGTTTGGCGCCGTCCACGTTCTTGGCGATGTACTTGGCGATGTAGCCGGCGGCCGTGCCGCGTTTCCAGTCGATGGCCTCAAACGCCACGCGCGCCTTGATGCCTTTCCATACCCAGCGTGGCGGGTTGGTCCAAAAGTCCGCCTCGTTGCCGATCTTGGCGGCGATGTCCGCCAGCTTGCCCTTGGCGCCATTGGCGCGCAGGCCGCGTGCCGCCTGCAGGCATCGGCCTTGGTCAGCGCATAGCGCAGGCCCAGCTCTTGGCGGTCTTCGCGCACGGCATAGCGGGCCACAATGGCGCGGAAGGCTTTGACCTTGTCCTTGGCCATGAACAGCAGCGCATGCATGTGCGGCGTGCCATCGTGGTGCGGCTCCGCCACGCGGAAGCCAAACGGGCGGACGCCGATGCGCGCCATGGCGGCGGTAATGCGTGACCACACGGTTTGCAGATAGTCGCGGGTGTCGATGGTGTCGCACCGTTGTACTTGGCGTTGCGCTTGCCGCTCTTGGCATGGCGCGGGTGAAATTTGCTGGGCGCGGTAACGGTGATGAACTCGCCGGCGCATTCCAGGCCCACGGCGATATGCTCGAAACCGGCAATGCGTACCATCAGTTCCGCGCGGCGGATCACCGGGTTACTGGTGCTGAGGTCCGCCAGCTCTTGCAGGGTGTATTCCTGGCCCAGCTCATTGATGGCGGCCAGCGCCTCCAGCAAGCCGCGGTTACGGCGCTTCTGCTCGCGGCGGCGGGTGATGGCGTCGTGGCTGGCGTACAGGCCATGGCGGCGATGCACCAGCCCCAACTGGATAGACAGATGCTCGCTGCGGCGGGCATTGGCGCGGCGCAGGGCGCGGCGCCACCATAGGTTGCAGGCTACGCGCTTGGCGCGGCCGGCATCCGTCTTGCCGGCCGGCGGCTCCACGCCATAGCGGGCGCAGTAGCGTTCCAGTTGCTCCATGTTTGCGCCGCGGCTGAGCAGCTGGTCCGCCTCAAACGCGCGCTGCTTGGCAAACTCCACCAGCTCCATCTCGCACGCGCCCAGCGGCAGCGCGTCGCGTGGCATAAAGCGGGTAAGGTCGTGCAGCCAGGCGTTGGCCTCGGCCTCACGCGGGTCTGCCTGATCCTGGGCCAGCACCAGGGCACGCCCCGGCGCTGGCGCCACTCGCGGCCAATCGCCCGGCCCAGGTGGCGCGGGAAACGGTCCAGATCAGGCAGGCGGCACGTCTTCATGCGGCGCGCTCCACGCGGGCGGCTGGCACGGCTTGTGGCTGCTCAGCGCGCAGCGGCAGGCCGCCGCGCAGCAGCTTGGCTTCGGCCACGCGCGCTTCGGGCAGCATGTTCTCAATCGCTTCTATCATCATCCCCGGCTGATGCAGGGCCAGCGGGCGCAGCTTCAGGCCATGCAGCAAAATCTGCTGATTGATGGCGCGTTCTACCTGGGCCAATACCTGGATGGCGTCCTGAATGTCCGCCAGCGCGTTTAGCTGTGCAGGCGTCAGCACCTTGGCTTGCAGCGACTCCACCGACTCCAACAACGGGCGACTGCAGCGCCCCTCGCTATAGCGGCGCAGTGCCTGCATTGCCACATCTCGCGGCGTAGCCGGCGCCTGCTGCGCGCGGCACAGGTCGCGCAGGGCGGGCATCACATGGAGGGCAAAGTCCTCGCCGTATTCGTTGCAATCAATAATGGCTTCCATGTTTTTCACCTCACTCCGGCAGATACAGTTGCAACAGGATCAAAGACAGCACTAGGGCGCAGCAGCCCAGGTATTCCAGCCACTCGCCCAGGCCGGCAAACTCGCGGCCGGCGGTGGAATAGCAGGCGGTGCCGTTGGCAAAACGGACATAACGGAGCTTGGCAAGGCGGGGCGCTTGGGGCTGTTGCATGGCGTTTTCTCCTGTGTGCTGCGTTTTTTGGGCGTAAAAAGCCCCCTCGCACGGCGCGGTGCGATTTTTCAATGAGAGGGGGAGGGGTAGGGCTTAGCCTGTCAGGCCGGGCAGCTCTAGCTGGTTTTCCGCGTCAGCCTTCTGGCGGCGTATCTCCAGCTGCATTTCGATGAGCCGCTGCTTGGTCGCCATCGGAATGTGGATGCCTGCCTTCGGCAGCGCCGACGGACTGAGCGTTTCACGCACAGTGCGGAATAGGGTGAAGTTATGGCCGCAGACAATGTTGGTGCATTGCAAATACTCTTCCTGCGTAAGCGGGGACAAATAGCGACTGGTACGGGTGTAGGCGACGCAGTTGCAGTGTGGGCAGATAAAGGCCATGGTGATTAGCTCCGGCAGAACACTTGAAAGGTAAGGTGGTTCATCTGCGTCACCTTGGCGCAGATGGCGTCGCGGATGGCCTCTAGGCGCTGGCGTTCGCGCTTGTCCACCTCGCCGTCGCGGGTGGCTTCGCGCCACTCGCGCGCCAGGCGGCCCACTTCGTCCACCAGCTCCATGTACACGCGCTGGATTTCTTCATCGTCCACCGCCGCCACATCCGGCAAAGGGATGAACACGCCGCCGGCCTCCGCCGCCACGGCCTCGGCAAACCGCGTGGTGCCGCTAAAAGCTTGCATCTGCATGGCCTCATGCACGGAAACCGCTTGGCCCTTGCGCTCGTACACGCGGTTTTCTAGACCGTCCTTGCTAAAGCCCAAGGCCGCCGCCATGGCGGACCAGCCGCCGGCCATGGCCTTGCACATGTCCTGATACGCAATCCTGAGTCTGTCCATCACGGTTTCCTTGCTGTGCCTATGCGGCTTTTATGTGGGCGAGGCTTTAGCGCGGTTTGGGCGCTGGCGGCAACTGGCGGTATTCGTCCAGAGCAGCCACGAGCTGAGCTTCGGTTTTGCACTTCAGCATGTACTTGGCGGCATAGGCGCACACGCCGGCAGTCATGCCGTAGTGCATGGCCAAGTGTTGATTCAAAGCCTGATGCTGCTGGGGAAAGGTAGTTGCCACAGTAAGCCTCCGGTTCGGTGGTTATGCGCTCAGCGCGGCTAGGGTATGGTTTGCCCACTCCGTTAGTCCGCGCTGAGCTAGAAAGGTAGGAAGTCCAACAAGGTAGATTTCACGGCTGAGACTGCTTTCCGACATTGCCAGCAGCTCCTTTAACTTGGTGAACAAGTAGCGCTCCGGCGGCAGTAGGCGCATCTGCACAACCTTGGACTGAGTCACACCGCGCGGGCCGTAAACCGGCTGGTGCTTCTGTGCGTTCGTGGGCATATGCAGTACCATCTATCAAAATGTGAATACACGGCGAATTCTACTCTACGAACGTATAGCATTGCAATGCTTTGCTACACGTTTTTGTAGTTTGTTGGGAAGAGCCCTTGCTGTGGAGTGTCAAAAAGTGAAGATAGGTGATCGGCTGAGAGAGGAAAGAAACCGTCTCGGAATGATACAGACTGAAGCCGCAAAGGCTGGTGGGCTGGGCTATACAACGTACCTTGGATACGAAAAGGGCGACCGTTACCCTGGTGCAGATGCTCTTCAAAAGCTTCATGAAGTCGGGTTTGATGTCCTGTACATTGTGACAGGTGTCCGCAACGGCTCCTCCCTGTCAAACGAGGATAGCAGCCTACTGGCTGATCTGAACCAAGTGGACGAAAAGGGTCGCACTCTGGCCGTTACCACCATCCGCAGCCTCCTGGACACCTACAAGCGCTTGTCGTAGATCATCGCACCGCTCAAACAGAAGCCCGGCCATCGCCGGCTTTGTTGTATGTGATTTACATAAATCAATTGTGGTACCCTTGCTTCCATATGGCATTTTTGTTGATGGGTGCGAGGTCTATGGCATGCGCGCGAATTTTCAATAGCTCGTCGCTTTCATCCTCCCACTTCGGTCTCCATGATGGAGGTACTCAACTCAAAGTGCGGACCTCTACGAACTTGCAGTACATCGATGAAATAGGGTAGCAACTGCATGGTTGATGATGGTTGCCCGTGTGATAAGGAGGGTTTTGTTTGAGTGGGATTGGTTGAGGCATTTACTAATCAAGTGCTCTTGATATGGTTAATAGTGAATTTTTTGAAAGAATTTGAAAATGAAAATTGATCATCTTCGATCACTTTTAAGGTCTCTTACTGTAAATGAGATTCAGCAAATCTGCTTATATGAGGTGGATACTGATTTAAGGGCTACTGGTAAGGATGAGCTGATTGAATATGTGCTGAATAGGGTTGATTATAACACTCTTGTAAAAGAGGCAAATGCTGTCGAGACTTTGCAGCCGTTTAAGCATGTTTGGCTGTTTTCTATTGATAATCAGGACTTGTTAGAAAACATAAATTGGGTAGTTGGATGTGAATCAGAAAATCAAGATGGAGTTGACTTAATACCAACTTATACTTTGCAAACTGAAAATGCAAACTACGTAAAATTTGTTCATTATGTCCCTCTGTGTCATTGGAGCTTGGTTTCTCCAACGCAAAAAGAGCTGGAGGTTACGTTTAGTCGTCATGTTGTAGTTCTCAAGTATTTAAAAAAGAATAAAATTTTCCAGGTAGGATTTAATGGATACACCCAAGGCCGTGCCATGCCAGGGGTGGTGAGAGTAAGTTATTTTGATATTTTATCAAAAGTTCAAAAATGGGTGGAGGAGAACTTCAAGCTTAAATTATCTGGGTTGCAGGTTCAGAATGGTATAAATAGTCTTGTGGCTCTTGACTTGTTTGGGGTTAAAGATATACGGCAAGAGTTAAATGTGGATGGGGCGAGGGTGGGTATTGATCTGGATGAAGATAGTGGAAGATCAGTTTCTGAATATTTAAACTCTTCAATGGGTGCATCACAGGATAGTGTGCGTGATTTTTTAGAAAGAGGGCATGCGGATCAAGTAATGCTAAAGTGGGAGGATTTTGAGTTTTTAACTAGAATTCAGTATTACGAATTGGCGACGGAGATTATGTTTATCTGGCGTGGCAAGAAAGTCAGAGAGAATGTAAGCAAAGCAATAGAGTTAATAATAAACTCAGTTAAGATAGGTAGTGGCGAAGAGTTAAGTAAAATTGCAAGTTATGTAAAAGATAAAATGACTGGGGTGGTCACGGCCCTTGATATAGTTGGTTTGTTTAAAGTTTCTGCCAAGTCAGCATATTCTGTGTTGGCATCTCTAGCTAAGGAGGGAGTTGTTAGGCCTTGCTATAGAGTTAAAACGAATTTAATTCTTATAGATTTTAAAAATGATTGGCGTGGAAATTTCTTTGACTTCCCGGATTTTGTTGTCGATGAGTCTGGAGCTCAGATAAGATTGAGTGGACTTGAGTGCTTCGAAATTGGATTTGAGGTGATCAAGAAATGAATGCGCCAATTGCAACAGATGTGAATTCTATTTTGAATTTCATACGTGAAATGGACAGTATGGGTACGGACCCTGGCATTGTCCTTTATGATGGTCTTTTTAAAATTAATAAAGAAAGACTTAAGTTATATAATAAAATGCTTGATGTTGTTGAAAATGCCAAATATAAAAAAGAGATATCAAGAAAGAGCAAAAAGGATTTTGAGGCCCAAAAAAGCAGGCTAAAAGGAAAGCTGCTTGAGATAATTACGAAAATGCTTTTGGATTCTTGTAAATGCTTTGGGACGAAAAAGAATGTTCATACGTCGACAAACGAGATTGATATACTTGTTAGTTTAAATCCTCTTAGTTTGGTTGTGCCTGCTCTTCGGAGATGGGGTACCCACTGTATAGCAGAGTGCAAGTTTCATGATAGCTATGTAACAATAGGTTGGGTTAGTAAGCTACATACTGTTATGACGACGCATGGTGCATCTGTTGGAATGCTGTTTAGTAAGAAAGGTATAGCAACAACCGGAAGAGGTGTGAATATTAGACATGCTCTGCAGATGCTTAGTTTGAGCAATGCATATATAATTCCATTTGACAGGAGAGATATTGTAAATGTTATAAATGGGAAGAATTTTCTGTGTGCGCTTCATGACAATTATGTGGAAACACAAATAGGAAGTAAGCTGCAATGCTAAAATTTATTTCGTGATTTCGATGTCGATGAGACTGGGTAGGTGCTCTTTTCGGCTCCTACCCATTATTTCTGAAAAACTTTCACCGCTTACGCCGGATATTGCCGGATTGTCCTGAATCCCATCGTACCGCGTACCCAAAATATCGCGAAGCTCGTACCGCGTACCCCGGATATCGCGAAGCTCGTAGGGTGGATGCCCCGTAGGGCGATCCACCAGCTTTGTAGGATGAAAGCGGAATGACAGCCGCCCATATCATCGCAGAACCAAACAAGCGCCTCCCGCAAGAGGCGCTTTTTCATTGCCCTGGCGCTGGCGGCGCGTGGGGTGAGTCTGCTACGACAGGCAAGCAAACAGCGCAGCCACGCAGACCTCGCGCGGGCGCAGACAAGAAGGATGTCGCGGGGCGTGACGCTGTCGTTGGTGAATCGGGACAGGGCAGCATCGAATCTGTCCTGGACGTCCCGCCGCGCATTAAACGCGATGTCCGCCACGATCTTGGCCGACTCGAACCAGTCGCGGCAGTAGTTGGGATGATGGAAGTAGGGCGCATCCCGCACTTCGTTGGGTATGCGCCAGTAACTGGCGGCGATGGCTTCGTTCAAGTCGTCGTCAGAAAGGGCGGCGTAGTGGTTCAGGCGGCTAAAGTCCATGGGGCGCTCCGGCATGTGGATGCGCTACTGTAGCCGCACCGGCCGCCTGGCGGAGGGCCGTGCTGTTGTGCGGGCACCGGCCACAACATTCGCTCAAAAAATAAGCGCCTACAGTGAGAGGCGCTTATTTTCTGCCCTAGCGGCAATTGTGTACAGGGTTATCAACCAGTGGTGGGGGTGATTTAGTTATTGTAATTCTGCAGGTGAGTTTAATTTTGGCTAATTTGGATGTTAGCTTAAGATTCATAATAAATCATAAAAAATTCTTCTGCGGATTGGTATTTTTGGTTATATTCAGCTTCCAATTTTCTATATTCATCTGAATCCTTATTCATTGTATCAAGCTTATTTTTAATAGTCCGCAGCTCTTCAAGAGCTTTTTCATGTTTTTCTTTGTGGATTTCTTCCCACATTTCTTTCTGAAGTTTTTCTTGTCTTTGGCTCATTTTTCTTTTCCTTGGTGTATTAAGTTTTGAATTTTCAATCTGATGCTAAATATAATAAAAATCACTTGGATTTTTCAGTGTGCGGGATGCCGATAACCCGGAATTATACCGTAGCTACCGGTCGAAATAAATTGTTTTTAGCATCATCGTCACACCTGACAAGTGCCTCTTACAGGAGGCGTCTTTTATTGGCCTGGGGCTTGTGGTGTGTAGGTTGATCTGCCGAATTCAGCTGAATAAAGCAAACAGCGTAATCGCATATGCTACGCTGCCACATCCTCCAGCCTCGCTTCCAACTCCAGCGTCGTGGTGTAGCCGCCGTCGCCCAGCTGGTGCGTCACCTTCTTCAGTACCCAGCCGGTGGCGTCAATCACCGGCTTGAAGCCTTGCACCTGGGCGGGCAGTTCCGGGAACAGCTCCGGCCGGCCTTCTGCCAGGGTGATGGAGAATTCCGCCACGCCGCGCTGCAGCTTCTGCCATGCGGCTTTCGCGCCCTGGGTGGCGGTGGCCTCGCTGACGTAGACATGGCGCAGCACCTTGATGTTTTCGCTGCTGGGTTCGATGCCTTTTTGCTGAATGGCGGTGAGCTTGGTCCGTTTGCTTTTGCGGCCTAGCTTGGTAACGGTGGCGCGGCGTTCAAACTTGGTGTCTTGGTTGACGACGACTTCGCCTTTCTTGGCACCGCGCACGTCATGCCAGTAGGCTTTGACGGCGGTGTAGGCGTTACGGTCCGCCACGTTGAAACGGTGGTTGTCGCCGCTGCTGCGCCGGATCAGGCAGACGGGGAAGGGCTGGCCGGTGACGGTTTCGGCGTCGCCCGCCTTGCAGAAGATCAGCCGGCCTTGCTTGACGGTGGCGATGGCGTCGTATTGATCGGCCAGGCGGCTGAGTAGGTTGGCGTCGCTCTCGCTGGTTTGGTCGATGTGTTCGATCTTTTGTTTGGCCAGCCAGGCTGGGATAGCCGGCGTCAGGCCGTTGGCTTTGGCGATGGCCTGCACGATGGCGCCCAAGGTGGTTTGGTGCCAGCTCTTTTCCCGCTTGGTGGCGATGCCGGCGCGCAAGTCGGTAGCGCGGGCGCGTAGGGTGAGGGTGTCCGGCGTGCCGGTGTGTTCCACCTCGTCCACGATGTAGCTGCCCTTGTCCACCAGCGGGCCATCTGCCCAGCCCAGCGCCAGCTTGACGGTGACGCCGCGTTCCGGGATGTCCAGCTTGCCGTCGCCGTCGTCCAGCACAATGTCCAGCTGGTCGGCCTCGAATCCGCGGTTGTCGGTCAGCGTCAGGCTGATCAGCCGCGGCTCGATGTTGGTCGTGATGTCCTTTCCGGCCAGCACCAGGCGAAAGGCGGGCCGGCGCGGTTGCGACAGGCGCCGCCCAGCATGCCCAGCGCGCCGCCGATCATGCCGCCCACGCTGTCGGCCACGCCGCCCACCATGCCGGCGCCCTGCTGGTATATGTCCGTCGCGTCGTCCAGTAGGCTCATGCTTTCACCATTTCCAGCACGCCGCGGGTCAGAGTTCCCAGCATGTCTAGCAGGCTGTCGTCGGTGCGCTTCAGCGATAGCGTGAAATCGATGGCGCGGGCCTTGCCGTCACTGAAGAAGTCGGTGCGGCTGACGTCCAGCGATTCCACCACGTAAAACCCGTATATTGTCCCGGTCCCCTCGATCAGCGGCCAGGCTTTGCCCTGATCCGCCATCAGCTTGAGCAGCGACAGCGAGGTATCGCCGCCGGTCAGCTCCGGCAGCAGGCGGCCGGACAGGGTGAAACACTCTTCATCCACGCCAAGAAACTGGTACGCCGGCCGGCGGCCGACGCGGCTATTGCTTGGCCAGCGCCAGGCGTATTTCTGTTTGAAATCCTGATAGGGCAGGGTGTCCATCATGAAGACGAACAGCCCCAGCGTCATCATCGGCATTTTGATCGGACCCAGGCTCAGCATCAGTCAAAGTCTCCCAAACGTGATTTGCGCGCGGCGGCCTGCTTGCTGGCGGCTTGCGCCAGCGCCTGCTCGACCTCGCGGCGCACCAGGGCGGCCAGTTGCCGCTCATCCATGCCGGGCGCGGCGTGGACAGCGATGTTGATGACGGGCGGCACCACGGCGGCCGGCGCGCTTGCGGACAGCGGCGGGCGGGTGTCCAGCCTGCCGGCCATGGCCGGCCCGGCAGTGAGCGCGACGCCGGCGCCGGCGGCAATCAGCCCTTTCGCGGTGTTGCGCATGCTGGACAGCGGGCCGGCCTGGCCTTTGTCCAGCCCCTGCTCCAGCCCGGCCATGGTGTAGCCGCCCAGCTTGGCCATGACGCGCGACGGGCTATGGATATCCAGCTTGACCTTGAGCCAGTTGATCATGCTGTCGCCAATGCCGCTGATGGCATCGCGCAGGGCGGTCAGCTTGCTCATCACGCCGTTGATCAGGCCATCCATCGCCATGCGGCCCAGCTCCGCCAGGCGCGCGCCCAGGCCACCCAGGAATCCGGTGATGGCGTCCCAATGCTTGATGACGAGGCCGGGCAGGGTCCAGTTCAGGAACCAGTCCGCGATTACCTGGCCGGCGCCGGTGGCCTTGGCGCTGATCCAGTCCCAGGCGATCTGCGTCGCGGCCTTGATCAGATCCCAATGCTTGATGACGCGGCCGGCCGGGGTCCAGTTGAGGAACCAGTCGGCAATCGCGCCGCCGGCGGCGGCAATGATGCCCTTGAGCTTGCCCCACAGCGCCGCGGTGATCTTGCAGATGTCCTCCCAATGGCGGACAACGAAGCCGACCGGCGTCCAGTTCATCAGGTAATCCACGATCCAGCCGCAGACGGTGGAGAACACGCTCTTGATGCCCTCCCACAGCGCGGCGAACTTGGGCCGATCCAGTCCCAATTTTTCCAGATCAGATACGCGGCGGCGGCGATGGCCGTCACCACCAGGCCGATGGGTTCATCAGGAACACACGGCCAAGGAGCCCCACCGCCCTGATGACCACACCAAGACCACCACTCAGCAGAGATAGCCCCCGCGCAGAATCCCCAGCACGCCACCCAGCGATCCAATGACGATAGAGGCCTTGGACATGACGAGGCCCAGCATGGCAAACGGCCCCATCACGGCAGCCAGCACCAGCGCCAGCCCACCCAGCGCCAGCAGCAGCAGGTCGACAACGGCAAGGGTTTTCATGATGGCGTTGGCTAGCTCCGGGTTTGTTTTGGCCCAGCCGCCCAGCTTTTCCGACAGGTTGCCGATCCACTCGACGGCGATCTTGATCTCCGGGCCGATGGCTTCGCCAAAACGCACCATGGCATTGGTGAAAGTGCCGGACGCGGCATCCCACAGGTTTTAAAGCGTGCCCAACTGCTGGTTGACGCGTTCTTGCAAGCTGGCCTGGGCTTCCATCTTCTGCTGCATTTCCTTGTAAGCGCCGATACCGTCCCTTTGAGTCGGCAGGTGCCATTCACGGGCCAGCCCCGTTCTGGGTGTTGAAAATGCAAGGTTTTTGGAGAGGTGATCGTTTCCTAAAAGAAAACTGGTGATCCATATGTGATAAGGACAATTTCCCATCTTGCAAAGGACGCCTCCCATGCCTATCAATCGAGCCGGTCTAAAACTAAGCCTCTCCCCTTTGAACGTTGGGCCGGTTTCTGAGAGGCCGCAGATGTCTGCTACGAATGAGGATTTGAAAACCAATTTCCACAGCTTGCACAATCAAATGCGCCAGATGCCGATGTCGCACTTCAGAGAGGCGCTGGATGCGCCCGACTACTCAGGCATGCGTCAAAGTGGCTTCTTCGCCATGAGCCAAGGTTTTCAGCTGGAGAACCATGGCGGCGATGTTTTCATGCATGCGCATCGAGAAAATCCTCAGTGCAAGGGCGATTTTGCCGGGGACAAATTCCACATCAGTGTGCAGCGGGAGCAGGTGCCGCAAGCATTTCAGGCGCTGTCGGGATTGCTGTTTTCAGTGGACAGTCCAATCGATAAGTGGAAGGTGACCGATATGGAGCGGGTTGATCAGCAATCCCGTGTGGCCGTGGGCGCTCAATTCACCTTGTATGTAAAACCCGATCAGGAAAATTCGCAGTACAGTGCGTCGTCGCTCCACAATACACGGCAATTCATCGAGTGTCTGGAATCCAGATTATCTGAAAGTGGGCTTATGCCTGGACAGTATCCCGAGTCGGACGTTCATCCTGAAAATTGGAAATATGTCAGTTACCGTAATGAGCTACGAAGCGGGCGTGACGGTGGCGAGATGCAGAGCCAAGCTTTACGAGAGGAACCGTTTTATCGTTTGATGGCGGAGTGA